CCAAAACTCGATCTTGCGCTTTTCTTTCTCGATTTCCATAAAGCCCCTTTCCTTTCGATTTTAGGCGTGTTTGATTCTTTCCGCTATCCTTACTCGATTTTACCGACTTCGCTTAAATTTGGCCATCAGATTTGCCGGCATTCCGGCTATTTGCCTCCATCACTGTTACCGCCAGCCCGCCAATCGGCCCATCGTATTTCGTAATCCGCAGATCGCATACCTGATTATCATCATGCCAGTACCCCGCTTTGGTCATGGCGTCCAGGATCAGCTTTGCCAGGTTGTCCACGTCAGGCTTTGTGGTTCGCGGAACGACTTCCGTAATCCCCTTTCTTGACCATGACACGCCCAGTTTGACCGTCAGCGGTCCTGACAGAGGCTGGATCGGTTTATGCATCTCTACGATGGCCTGCCATGTTGCCGCGGCCTGTTTTGCCGATGGCGTCAGTGCCGTTTTTCCTTTGCCGTAAAACTGGCGTTGCTGGGCTGTCGATGTCGGCGGGTTGCATTCGTGAAAAAAGCAGATCATTTTTTTTGCCACCTTTCTTTTCTTTTTTTTCGCGCGCGGTGCGGTGTGTGGGGTGCTGTGTTGTTATGGGATGGTGGGCGTAGCCAAAGCCCACCTCCCTAACCACGCATCCCCGCACATATATCTACTACTATGTAGTAGGTGTCTTCTCTTCCGTTTTTGGAACATTGTTAACGATCTTCCTTCCATTTTCGGAAGATTGTTAATTATCTTCGCTATCTTCCTTTTTAATAAATACAATGCCGTTTTTGTACCTCAACCCGGTTTCTTTCTGGTTCCTTTTTATCCAGTCCTGAACACCCCTTTTCGTCATTTCGAGATATTCTGCGAACTCTTTTACAGTTATCGGTTCGTTCGGTGACAGCGATTGCAGGCTCTCAAAAGCGGCCTCGTAACGCTCCCGATTTTCGGCTTTCCTATCCTCTACTGCCTCGTCTTTTGTCCTCCTTTGCGGCAGCTCGCCGGCTGCTTTGGCATCGGCCAAAATGCTGTTTTCGTCGATGGTGTGCCGCGGGTATGCAAACCAGATTTGCCTTGCCTTGAATGGCCTGAACTCGCGCAGGATACCCTCGATCCTCCAGCCGGTTGCCCCCTCTGCCGCTGCTCGAACGTCCGGCCTGACAGCCCGGATGATGTCGCCATGTCCGGCAGATTCAGCCCACTTCACCAGCTTATCGGCAACGATGGCGTCGTCTTCGGGACAGTCCTTTTCCCAGCCAGGCACTTGCCTGTCCAGTGCTTCGGTGATGGCTTCGCATTCCTGACGCCCGACATATACCGATTGCATGGCGTCTGTCACTTCAAGCTCGATCATGTCGATCAGAGCATCGGGATCGCGGGCAAACACGCCTGAACCACTCGCCCGGTCACTGGCTCTCTTCTGCCCCTGGTCGCCCTTGCTATGATGGTGGCAATAGATCACCGCCGCGCCAAGCTCGGCACAAACGCGGTCAAACTGGTTGCAGAACTTTGCCATCTGGTCGGCGGCGTTTTCATCGCCGGTAATCACCTTATAGATCGGGTCGATGATGACCGCGGAATACTTCCGTTTTAACGCCCTCCGGATCAGCCTGGGCGCCAATTCCGTCATCGGCATTGCCTTGCCGCGCAGATTCCAAACGTCGATGTCTTCGGCGTGCTTCATTTCTATACCGGTTGCCTCATACACCGCCGCCAGCCGGTGGTAGCAGCTTGCCCGGTCCAGCTCCAGATTGACATACAGCACTCTGCCTTTGGTACATGGCCATCCAAGCCAATCCTTGCCCTCGGCAATGGCAATAGCCAGCTCCAGCATCAGGAATGACTTGCCGGCTTTTGATGGTCCGGACAGCAGCATCTTATGGCCTTTGCGCAGGATACCCTCAATCAGGCAATCGGACAGCTCCGGCAGGTTTTTGAGATAGTCCACCGCCGTTTCCACCTCTGGCAGATCATCGTTTTGCGCGGCTATCCAGTCAGCCCAGTCCGCCCATGATGAATGCCCTATGTTGGTGGCGACAAGCCATTGCTTTTTGCCGTTGCGGGTCGCCCCTGGAAGCCTGGACAGCCTGGACGGATTGCGGTTCTTACGGTCGATGGCCAGCCCGTTTTTCTTGCATACGTCATAGAGAAAATCAACTCGCTTCTGGTATTCCTTGAAGTCCGGCGCCTCAATCCTTACAATGGCGTGCAGGCTTTTTCCGCCCGAATGGACTAATGCCGCAATCGGCAATTCCAGTTCCTTGTATATGGCATACTGGCGCTCTACGCTGATGTCGTCGGATTCCACCAACGCAAAGCGATGACTGGTTATGTTGCTGTCGCTGCAGCCCTGGCCATCCAGCGGGTTGAATCGTATCCATGCGCCAGCTGATTCGTTCCAATCACCAATAGATCCGCCAAGATCCTTGTTCTTGTTGATGGCTTCGATAAGTTCGCCTGCGGTCCTGTCCCAGACACCCTTTCGTGGCATCAGCTTTCCGTCCACTTCAAAGGATTCGGTCACATAACAAACCCTGTCCTCTGAATCGAATATGGTCTTGAGATAGTTCACCAGGTCTTTTCTGCCGTCCCAGTTGCCGTTTGGTTCTGCGGGAAGATCGGCATCCTGCTGCCATTCCTGCCTGACGATCTTTGGCACTTCGCGCGGTCCGATGACGTCATCCCATGCCAATTCACGCCCCTGATCTTCCTCCCGCGTTTCGACATTGCCGCCCTGGTCACGGCAAAGTTTTACCAGAGTTCCGACAGTTACTGGACGTGCACCGTTGTTTTTGAAGCTCTTCCATTTATGCTCCATCGTTCCCTTGTACCGTTTTGTATCTTGTTTACTCCATGCGTCCCACTCGGCAAAACTGCCTCCGGCATCTTTCCAAACCATGCCAACCGCCAGCCATTCGTCATATTCAAGCAATGCAGGGTTGATCTGCTTCAATGCCTCCCTTGCCACAGTAAGATCGCTCATAATGCACCTCCTGCGGGTTCAGAATAGCTTACAACAACCTGCGGATACTGTTTCTTATATTCTGGAAGATCCACTTTCTTTACCCACCCCCTGTTTTTCCCGTTCTCATCAACTATTTTTGCCGCGTGTATGAATGTTGGCGGCTCCTCAATGATCTTGTGTCCTGCTGGTAGTTGTGGCAAGGGTCGTAGCGTGGGAAAGTCAAGGCCAGCCGGAACGTAAGTTTTTGGCGTTATGCCATTCGGAACTCGCCAGCTGTTGGCTGCAATCCGGTCAATCAGCCGTTTGGCATCATTGAACTCCCACCGCCCCACATCGTTAAACCCGCGTCCCTCCAGGAACCTGATCTGCTTTGGCGTAGTCAACCCGGCAGCACGTCGCTTCTGGACCGTTTCAATCAGTCTGGATGCATGCCCCTGGCAAGTCACGTCATCCGGGAATATCCCGAATTTCTCCAGCATTGCCAGTTGGGCCGTTGATGGTGGCGCCAGCGCCCGAAGGTCTTTCATGTCCGGCGAATAATTCTCAAGCTGCTCCCCGATGGACATTTCATATTGCAACGGGTCCACCAGCGCCCGTTTGCGGTGGCGCTGCTCCTCCAACAGCTTGCGCAGACTTTCCTCACGTTCCTCGGCTGCTGATGATTCAGCCTTTTCTTCCGCATCCAGCAAGTCAATGGCCTCGTTTTGGCTTTCCTCCGCCATGATCTCGGACACTCGTTTGGAAAGATCGGGATTATCGCAGACCAAATGCGACGGCCTGCAAAGTTCGTGCCGTTCGCTGTGCCAGAGGAAATCCAGCAGCAGCAAATCTTCCTTGCCGGGAAACAGGCGCGTTCCTCTGCCGATCATCTGGGCATACAGGCTCCTGATCTTGGTTGGCCGCAATACACAAATGCAGTCCGCCGAAGGGCAGTCCCAGCCCTCGGTCAGGAGCATCGCGTTGCAAAGTACCGCGCCCTTCCCGGCCTGGTCAAACCATGCCAGCGTTTCAGCCCGGTCGCGGCTCTCTCCGTTTACCTCCCTGGCATCAATCCCCCGCGCCAGCAGCATGGAAAGAAATCTTTGGCTGGTGGCAATCAGCGGCAGGAAAACCACCGTCTTTCGTGTCGCGCACTCGGTTTTTACCCGGTCTGCAATCTGTTCCAGATACGGATCAATGGCCGTGCCAAGATCGGAAACCTGAAAATCACCGGCGGTCTGCTTGACACCGTCCAAGTCGATAGCCAGCGGGATGGTTAGTGCCTTGATCGGTACCAAATATCCATCCCTGATGGCTTTTGGAAGTGCATACTCATAAGCCAGCGTTTCAAACACCTCGCCCAAATTGCGCTTGTCGCCACGGTCTGCGGTGGCAGTCACCCCAAGCAGTTTTGCATCCGGGAAATCCGCAATGATGGCCTGATATGACGGTGATATGGCATGATGCGCCTCATCAATGATGATATGGCTGAAATCATGCCCATTGCGGCGCTTTTCCTTTGCCATCGTCTGGACGCTGCCGACAACAACGTTAAACCAGCTGTCCAGGGCAGACGATTCCGCTTTTTCCACGGCGCACCCCAGTCCCGTCGTTTTTGCGAGCTTGTCGGCCGCCTGGTCGAGCAGCTCGCCACGGTGGGCAAGGATCAGCGCCCTGCCGCCATCCCGTACGATCTGCTCGATGATTGAAGCAAAAACGATTGTCTTACCTGTCCCAGTCGGAAGCACAAGAAGAGTACTCCGCAGCCCCGTCTTCCATTGTTCCAGCACGGCGTTGCGTGCCTCTATTTGATACGGTCTCAATTCCATTTTTCCCTGCGTCCCTTTTTGAAATAACCCGCCCCCAATGATACCAGCATACCCTGCAATAAGCCTCTGGACAATTATCAACGCTTGTGGAAGGATAGCCGGTTTGAAGATCGGGAGCAGAGCCGCAAATCGGACAGCTGCTCCCTGTATCGCCATCGTCAGAACGGAAGGTCATCGACAACCTCTTCCGCAGCTGGAGACTGCACGGGTGCCGTGTTCTGAACTTGTGTCTGAACTGGCGCCACGGCCGCCTCTTCTGCCGGCAGGAACTTGGAAATGTCGTTGCTTTCCTTTTCGGTGCCATCCTTTCCGGTCCACTTGCGGATACCGACCTGGCACCGACCGGTTGCCCCGGCAATCTTGCCCCAGTCCATCTGCAGGCGTTCGCCGGATTTGCGCGCTCCGATAGCCTTGAAGAAGGCGCAGATCAGCCCCTCACATTTGCTGTGCAGGAACAGGTTGTGCTCCATCTTTACGCCATTGATCAGCAGCTTGACCTTTGCCTGGGGGCAAGGCGGCAGCTTCGGACTTCCTGGAAAACGGGCACGTTCAAAGCCCAGTACCTGAAAATCATATTCACCTGGTTCCAGCAGGGTGAACTCATCGGCGTTCGCATCGACGGTGTCATCCCATGATAATTCTCTGTCTAATTTTTCGGCCATTGTCTTTTCTCCTTATGCTTGTTGTTTTTTGATGTTGCTGCTGACAGCATGCCAGCCATTGATAATCCGCTGCAAGGTGGATTCATTGTAATTTCTCGGGTTGGTGCCAGCCGGCACAACTCCTTTCTGACTCAAATACCGGTCGAGCGCTTCAAATCCGATGTCGCTCATCTTCATCAGGTCAGAAAGCTGAACCAGCATCCGTGCCTTTTCAGCAGGGATCTTGTCTTTCGTCAGATACTCCGGCTTTTGTTCTGCAGGTGCCAGTGTTGCTGCTGGTGCCGATACTGCCGGTGCTGCAGGTTGCTGCTTCTGTGGCTGTACGGCAGGTGCGGCAGGTGTAATGGTCGCCGGTGCTTCCAGATCGGACAGAACCTTTGCCAATTCAGCAGGCAGCTTGCCATCTTCCGGAAACCGGATTTTTTCCGGCAGGTCATAGCGGTTTTTGGCATCCCAGCAGGCATGATGGGTCGTAAAGCATACCCTGCGTCCTCCCTGTGCTTTGGTCTTGCCGTCGGTTTCAACGACAATGACCTCATAATTGAGGAACAGCACCATCGACGCCCACTCTTTGGTCATACTGGCGGTGTTGACTTTGAAGCTCTGATTCAGCTTCAATTCGTAGCGGTCAAAACTGCCAGATTCCTCCGGGATTTCGCAGTGACTGAGCTGGCTATGCGCCAGCAGAACCACGTGCATCCGTTCGGAAATCAGCGCCAAAACGTCGAGAAATTTCCCCCACTTTGCACCCAACTTCTGGTACAGCGTGCCGTAAGCCACGTCGCCAAGTGCGGCCACTCCCGCCTCCTGGCAGATAGCCTCTTTGAGCATCTTCTCGCTCCAGTCCGCTGTGTCAATCACCAGCGTCTGGTATCCTGCCGGAACCTGCCCGTTTGCAAACCCGTCAAGCATCTGCATCAGGCCAGCCCACGATTTCGGCGTCTGAACCCGCGCCACATCCAGAGCGTGTGTGCCACCCTCAATGTCGATAAACAGCGGCTTCGGGAACTGGCTTGCCATTGTGGACTTGCCGATCCCCTCCGGGCCGTAAATGACAGCCCGGACTTTTTTCTTCTGTTTTCCTGTGATAATTTCAATCATGCCTTTTCCCTTTCTTACCAATCCAATTCCTGG